AGGGACACCGACCTGAGTGGCGCTAACCTGAGTGGCGCTAACCTGAGGGACACCGACCTGAGTGGCGCTAACCTGAGTGGCGCTAACCTGAGTGGCGCTGACCTGAGGGACACCGACCTGAGGGACACCGACCTGAGGGACGCTGACCTGAGGGACGCTGACCTGAGGGACGCTGCTATCTATTACTCGGACAATAATTTTGACGTCAATTATCGTAGAGGTTATTTCTTGAGTCTCACGAACCTTGAAGAAATTGAAACGGAGATGCATCACGATGTTAAAAGCTGTCGTCGATGGTCGTTTACTTGGAAAAACGTTTTGAGAATCAAGAGCTGGAAGCTGAAGCCTGCTGCTGGCTCTTTTGAAGCAGTAGCTAAAAATGCTAGCGCCGCGTCAAAGGCGATCGCTGATGGTGCTAAATCTCAAGGCACCGACGAGAAGTGTGCGCAGTCTGAAACACCAGAGATTGAAGTTGGCGACAGGGTTGCGTTCAAGCACGGCGACGAACCGATAGAGGCGCTGTGCGGCGATGTGATTGCGATAAAAGGAAGCGAAGCCGTGGTTGAAGTGAAGCAGCTGTTGGGACGTCAAGCATTCATTCTGCCGTTTGATGATCTGATCGTCATTTCACCGAAAGCACAAGAGCAATCGAACGATTGAGAGGTTTATGCTACTGAGGTGGAGAGATAAAAAAACGGAGGGTGATATGGCAAAAAAATATGATACAACAGTGGTAAGAGAAGTAAACGGGTTGACGATTGCGTGCGTCAACCCTACCACTATTTATGTTAAGCACAAATACGGCATAAACTGCTACGAGCGTTGGTTCGTGCGACAGAGAGGCTTCTATTCTGATAATTGGAAGCCTTTTCGTCGTGCCTTGACCGATCATCGAAATATTAGTCTGAGCTACATAAATCATTTAGCTAATCTATACAACATCAACGTGAGTAGCGCACGGAAAATGCCAGATTTAACTAATACAAAAATTAGAACAGTGCCAGAGTGGGGCAGGGCGCGCAACGTGCATTGATTGCCGCGCCACACCACCAAATGACATCATGAGATTATGAAAAAGAAAACCAGGGCGAGAAAGTTTGATAAAAGGCGACCGTTGGAGCGGTACAGTGCAAAGCAGATTGATTTTGCACTTCGCTATTATTTGCCGTCTTCACCGACTTACGACAATGCTTTGCAAAGTGCGTTGGCGGCTGGTTACAGCGAATCGTACGCCAGAACTATTACTACCAATTTTGACTTGCCGTGGCTCAAAAATATTGTCTATGAAATTGTCGGAAAATCGACAGACAAAAAGAATATGGTCGAGAAAGCCAAACGAGTACTCAACAAGTCGCTTGATTCGGCTGACGAGAAGATTGCGCAGGATACGGCGAAGTTTATCGCGAAGACCACTGCCGAGTTTTCTGAAAAGACCGACATAACGAGTGACGGCAAGAGTGTTGCGCCGATAGCGTTGGTGGAGTTTGCTGATGGAAGCACCAAAAACAACGGTTCAGCTACCGATTGAATATGCGCTACTGTTTGATTCGTGGTGGCGTCATGCTGTCATCGAGGGCGGCCGCTATTCGCTGAAGTCGCACACGGTAGCTCGGTATTGTTTGCTGGAGGCTCGCCGCCATAAAATGCGCATCGCCTGTTTGCGTCAATTTCAAAAAAACATCAGCGATTCGTCATACCAACTGTTGCTTGATTTAATTGACAAATACGGCTTTTCTGATTTTACATGGACTAAAGATTCAATCTATAACGCGGCGACCGGCTCTGAGTTTCTATTTAAGGGCTTGGATAGAAACGTGGAGACGACTATTAAATCGCTTGAGGGCGTGGATTTGGCGTGGATTGATGAAGCGCAAACCATCACCTCGAAGTCGATACGTATTTTAACACCAACAATCCGCAAGCCTGGCTCAAGAATTATCTGGACGCTAAATCGCATTACCGATATTGACCCTGTCATTTCATACTTCATTACCGATCCGCCGCGCCGAGATGTGCTGCACTTGGAGTTAGATTATCGTATTGCATTAAAAAATGGTTGGCTCAGCGACGAAATAAAATACGAAATCGAGATGGCTAGATTAAATCACCCCGAGGACTACGCCCACGACTACCTCGGCAAAGCCATCAATCAAACAGAACGCAACATCATCTCGGCGGCACGGGTGATGGCAGCGATGGGACGCAAAGTAGACGATGAGGGGGCTATTGAAGTGGGCGTCGACGTAGCACGCCTTGGTAACGACCGTACTGTCTTCGTGAAGCGTAAAGGTATGAGAGAGACCCGTAGGGCATCGTACACGAAAAAGCGGACAAATAAAGTGTGCGATCTGCTGGAGGTGTTTGTTGATTTTGATAAGAGCGTCTTAATAAAGATTGATGACACTGGCGTTGGCGGCGGCGTTACCGACCAGATGAAAGAGCGCGGCTATAATGTCATGCCAATTAACTTTGGAGCAGCTGCTCGCGATAAAAATCGCTATCCAAACATGATTAGCGAAGCGTGGTTTTATTTGCAATCAATTATCGACGAAATTGAATTGAGCGAAAACAAAGATCTGTTGACTGAGTTATCGAACCGCGAATGGAAGATGGACAAGCAGGGACGACGGCAGGTTGAGAGCAAGGACGAATACAAGAAACGCGGCTACCGTTCGCCAGACGAAGCAGACGCCACGATATTATGTTTTTACACGCCGCCGAAGCCGAAAAAGGTGCAGTACGCCGGCATTAGATAATACTGTCGCTATGCCACACCGCTTATAAACATAATCTGTAGTATGTTTAATAATGTTCGCAAAATGCTCAAGCTTGGAGCGCGAAAGAAATCTTACGTAACGAGAGACGGACGTCGTTATCTTGGCGGCGGCAGTATACCGACAGCCTTGAGCTTTTATAAAGGCAAGACTTACGACAACGCCTATCCGAATATTACCAAAATTGCCAACGCATTCATGACGATACGTCCGTTTGCGATTGACGGCAACGGTAAGCCTGTCGAAAATGTGAGCGCGCTGAATGCTATTTATCGACCGAACCAACAGATGAGCGCTGTCGATTTTCGCGAAGCTTTAATGGTGATGACGTTGGTGCATCGCAAGGTGTACTTGGCTGTTTGGCACTACGAAAACGGCGAGGCCGTTATTGGCAAGGGTGCTACAGCTGATAACCTTGCTGGCTTTACGTTTTTGGAGGGTGTATCTGAGGTTGTGTCTAATGGTGTTAAGAAATACCTGACAGCCGGTGCTACGTACGACGAGACCGAAGTTATCGAAATTTATTCCGGCTTTGATCCGTATAATTTGAGCCGCGGCTATTCGCCGAGTGTCGCTGCTAATAAATGGGCAAACCTTGACGACTATATTGCCGCCTATGAGGCGGGGCTGTTTGAAAATGGGGCAGTGCCGGCGGGGCAATTTATTATTACCGCAGCAACCATTGAAGATTTTAATAAGCAGGTTGACGAGATGGAGCGCCGGCATCGCGGCAGCGGCAGAAACAACAACGTCATCTATACTCATCGACCAATTAGCGATGAGACCGGCTTGCCAGTAGAGGCACAGATTCAGTGGATTCCATTCGCGCAGTCAAATAAAGATATGAATCTGGAATCACTGTTTAATCAGGCGAATAAAAAGCTCGACAGTGCCTACGGCGTTCCTGATGAAATTAAGGGCTTTTTACAGAACTCAAACTACGCGTCGGTAGCAGTTGCGGAGCGGGTATTTTTAACATATACGGTTGACCCGCTAGCGTTGAAAATCTGGACGCGATTCACATTTGAGCTTAACCGTATCACCGGCGGGCTAGGTTATGCAATCACCTACAAGATAGACATTCCGAACCTGGCAGACGAAGATAAGGTACGAGCTGAAACGCGAAGCATTGAGGGCGGTATCATTCGCGACATGATAGCCGCCGGCTTTTCAATCGACAGTATAGTTGACGCATTTCAGCTAAGCAACTCATATAAGCTACTGAGGATGAAGGCGAAGCCAACAGCGCCAGTAATAAACAATGATAAGCCAGAGGTTGACGATGGCGGCGAAGTTGACAGTGCGCCAGATTCAATCGATAATCCGAGCGAGAAAGCAGCGTTGCTGGCAAAATCTCACCAATGCGAACACAAACATAAATCTGCTAATCCCGAGGATCAGAGCGTGGTTGATGATGTAGCTGAGGTTGTACGCAAGTACATGCAGAAGCAGATTGATGCCGCTATTGAGGGCGAAGCCAGCAAGGGCGCTGGCGATACTGAGGAATCTGACATAATGTCAATGGTTGCTGAAATTATGGCAGTACTGGCAGCATACATGTTATCGAGGGGGCAGATTAGCTATGAGCAGGGATTGGTGTTGCTGGAAGCAAACGGCATCGCTATCAATAATACGTCACGATTCGTCGTCAATGAGTTGACTAAAGCGCAATATCTAGCTTACCTGACAAACGTCGCGCGCTCATACAGCGATGATACCGCCGCAAGTATCCGCAGCGTGTTGGCTCGCGGACAATATGAGGGCTGGGACAAAGAAACGCTAGCACGAAGCCTGCGCGATATTATGAACACTGACGAGTGGCGAGTGCAGCGGATGGCTCGCACTGAAGAACACCGGTGCGTTGGTCAATCAAGCGTTAACGCCATGCAACAGCTTATGCACGAAACCGGTGCAAAAATCTATAAAGTTTGGCATACAAATGGCGCTGGCTGCGAATTTTGCCAAGCCATGAATGGAAAAAAGGAACTCGTGACCAATTCATTCCTCGTGAGAGGAGACAAGTTAGAGGGTGCTGATGGTGGTACATTCCTAAACGACTTTGCCGACATTGATTCTGCCAATATGCATCCAAACTGCGGCTGCTACATTCAGTACGAGGTAGCGTCATGAAGATAACCTGTAAATACTGCGGCCGTTATTTGATGGATACCAAAGGCACAACTATCATCGAGGGCTTGATTTGCACAAACAGTAAATGCAAGGCGAAACTGAACATCAAGGTAGTGACGCCGAACTCATCGCAAAAAGAAATCCGGCACAAGTTTACTGCGCCGGAAGTACCGCCAAAGACAGCTACTCGGAAGTAGCGGCTTTTTTGCCGATTAGCGATCTAATGCCGCAGAAAATAAGACGGTAAAACAGCCAGTAATACGTTTGATACATTACCCAGAAAAGGGCAATAAACATATAGTAAAACAATACGTAGAAGACACCGATATACCAGTATTTTCTAACAAATCTCGATGTAGCTGCGCCTAAAACGAAGCTGGGTGCGTGCATTTTCATAGTGTATGCATTATACCATAATTTCGCCTGCCACACCACACCTTATCATAATCGGGCTTGACGAAAGCAATGCTCAAATGAGCGCTGTCGGCAAGAAATATCAAAGCTTAAAGGAAGATTATGGTAAAACAAGCTAAATCAAAGATTGTTTCGTTCAGCAGCGCCATCAAGTCGAAAGAAATTGACGGCGAGCGGCGTATTGTCTTTGTGGCAAGTTCGGCTAGTGTCGATAGACACTACGAGCAGGTCAATGTTGCCAGTTTGCGACTGCCTCTCAAAGGCGGCGGCGAGATTGTCGTTGGGGCGATTCCAGAAGAGGGTATCAGCGAGATTATCGACATCCCGCTAATGTTAAACCATTCTGGCGACGTTCGCGACGTGATCGGCTCTGTTCGGCGCGCTTATTTTAGCAACGGCGAGCTGGTTTTTGAGGCTGGCATTAGCAGCCGAGAAATCGCGCAGGATATGTTGACGCTGATTGATGAGGGTCATTTATCGAACGCGTTTAGCATTACGATGATTGACTACGATTTTAATTTTGAAGCGGAAACTATCAGTAACGCTGAGGTTATCGAGGTGTCGCTGGTTTACCGCGGCAGCAACAAGGACGCGCGGATTATTGCCATTAAATCCATTGTAGGAGACAAGAAAATGCCTGAAGCTAAATCAAAGCAAAATGACACTTTCGGTACAGCTACCGGTGATGGTATCGACCACAACGAGCAGCCAGCTGAAAATGTAGACAACACAGACAGTACACCTGTCGAAACAACTGAAAACGAAGCGCCTGAGCAGCCAGAGGCGCCAGCGGAAACGCAAAACTCGGAGGAGGGCGAAGATACGCCAACCAGTGAAGAGACTGACGGTGACACTACTAACCAAACAACCGAAGAGGGAGACAATGCAATGAACAAATCAATTGCAACCGACAGCGTCGTTAAAAAAGCGGCGCAGCCTGTTCAAGCACCGCGAGCAACTGACGGCTACCTGAAGTCAAAAGCAGCGTTGCTTGCTTTCAGGGACATCATTAAGAAAAACCACCGCGGCAGCACTGAGCAGATTATGAGCGAGTGGGGCGCGCACCTGAAGAGCAAGGGTATCACCGGCGACGCAATCCTGCCAGCTGAAATTGAGAGCATCTTTTTCAAGGCGTGGATTGACAATCCGGGAATCCTCGGCACGTTCCGCCATGTTGGCGCTCGGGGCGGTAGCCTATACGCAATGGGTACTGACGACACGGCGCTCGGACACCAGAAAGGCGAGAAAAAGAAAGAGCAGACACTCAAGAGTCTTCGCCGCGATATCAAGGGCAAGGCTATCTACAAGCGGCTTGATATCGATTTGCAGGATATCTTTGATGATTCAACTGGCGAGTTGCTGAAGTTCCGCGTTGAGGAGCTGGCTGACCGCGTAGCAAACGCTATCGTCGTTGGCGCTCTGTTGACTGCAGGTACCGGCAAAGACGCAACCCTCGAGGGCACTCGCGGTCTGTATCCAGTCGTAGCTGATGCGGGCGACGCGAGCGGCTACGGCAGCAAAGTCGTTACCAAGGTTGACGCGGCGAGCAAGACGGAATACGAGATCGGCGTTGAGGTGGTTGAGTCTATTAAAGATAAAAACAACCAAGGCAAAATCTTGATTGTTCCAGAGGGCTTCCGCCGTAAAATCCGCTTGATGAAAGATTCAAACGGCAATATCATGTTTGCTAAGGTCAAGCTGGAAGAGTTGTTTGAAGTCAAGGCTGTTTACGAGCTGCCAGAGCTGAATAGCTTTAATAGCGGCAAAGTGAAAGCTATCGCCTACGTTGACCAAGCCTATGTGACTATGGGTGAAAACAGCTCAACAGTACGCACTGACTTTGACCTTGATTACAACCAAGACGTAATGTTGACTGAACGCTATATCGGCGGCTCGGCACAAGGTTACAAAACATTCGCAGTTGCGATGGAAGCCTAATTTTAGGAGAAGGGAGCGATTGAGATGGCAGAACTTGACGAAAACAAGGTAGCGGCATTACTCGGACGCTCCCTTTCTCCTATTGAAAAAAACAACTTCAAGTTGTACTTGGATATTGCGAAGACACGACTTGAGGGGTTGTTATGCCGCGAGCTCGATGATATCGATCCGCTGCCAAACGATTTGGCGTTGGTATGGGCGCGATTCTTCGGCAACATTACCGACGAGGCGAAAGCGCAAGGCGGCGTATCGTCGAAGCGTGTTGAAGACTTCTCAATTACTTATCGGGAGGGCTACAACCCTACTAAGGAATTGATGAAGTTGAACGCTGGCATCATCGCCAAATATAGGGCGTGCGGCGGTATCCGCCACGGCAAAGTGATGCCGGTAAATAGCGGAGGGCTGAATCTCGATGACCGTGTTTGATGTGTTTACCGAAGTGCCGTACAACTATCTGAAGATTAATCGGGGTGTTGTGCAGGGCAACACAATCGCTGAGCGAATCGCATACTCTGGAGTATTCAAACTGAAATCTGGCATGGTTAGCAGCCAGAATCAGGAGACGCACGAATCGAGTGCTACGCTACATGTGCACCCCGAGGATGTAGACGCTAACAGCGAGATTGTCGGCGACGGCATCGAGTGCGGCGGCAAGTCTTACGCGATAGTCGGCGTTACTGAGGGTAAGAATTTCGATACTGGCGCTGTAGAGCACTACACGCTGACGTTAGAGAGGGCTGAATATGGCAGTTAAAGTTAAAATCAGCAAAGTTAATGGCGGCGTGCAGGCGTTCAAGGCAGTACAAAAAGAAAACATTAAAAATGCCAAGCGAGCGATGGGCGACGCCATTCTCGGACGGGCTACCATGATAGCACCAAAACTCACTGGCGCGCTTCGTAGCGATGGACGAGTTGAGACTGTCGATACGGCCGTTCAGGTGACGTTTGGCGATGGCCGAGTACCGTATGCACGGCGCCGGCACTTTGAAAACTCAAAAAACCCGCAGACCACGAACTATCTCAAAAAAGCAGGCGATAGCGTGGCTAAAGAGGGTATTAAAAATTGGATGAAAGGTACGCGATGATTACCTTATCACTACTGAAATATTTGGAAGATAACGGGTTTGGCAAAATTGATAAAGACTTGTTTTTTCAGAAGCTGGCTCTTGGACGCAAGGGTGTCTATATCGCGAATGTAGGCAACCAGCAGTTGAGAGGCGAACGTCGTGCGCAGAGCTACGAGCTGTATAGCCGCGGCACCGACGACGTTGACGGCTATAAACGGCTGAGCAAGATTGTCGATTTTCTAAATAACTCGTATGGAGTATGCGGACTGCCGGCAGTTCCACCGGCGACCGACAAAGGCTATCGGAACGTGGCAATTATGCCAGTGTCCACGATAACCAGCGTGGGAGAGGACGATAACGGTATTGTTATCTATTCAGCCACTGGAACGATTTATTACTAACTAAATGGAGGAAACACCATGAACACTGAAAAGTTACTCGCTGGAAAGTGGGAAATGACTGTCGGCAAAGTGCTGTTCCCAGCAGAACTGCTAGGCGATATCACCGTGAACTACGGTGAGGGTACGCTTGAAGCTGAAACGCAGGCAGGAACGCGCAAACAGCCATCCGGCAAAGCGTCTGACGCAGAAATAACATTTACATTATTCTTGCCATCGCTTGACTACGTGAAAAAGGCGTTTGACGTAGCTGACACTGACCCGATGATTTTCGGCGGTGGTAATTGCAAGGGCAACACGCCGCAGCCGATCCATATTCATCAGCTCTGCGCCGGCAAGGACGCTAAAGACGACTTTCACGTTTACGCTGGACTGATTGAACGGAAGTTCAATCCGACGCTGTCAACCAGCGACGCTGCGCAGATTGAGCTGACGGTTCAGATGCAGCCGACAACTGACGGCTACCTGCTACTCGGTTATCCAGACCCGAAGACGCCGCAGTACTGGGATACTTCTGAGCTGAAGTGGAAAGCAAAGCCGGCATCACCGTGATTCAAACGGCAAACCACAAAACACCCCGAGAAATCGGGGTGTTTTTATTGCCACACCAGAGGTAAACATAATCTGGCTTAGAACATAAACGAAAGGATGTCGCATGAGCGAAATTGAAATATCAACCAAGGGTTTAATCCGCGAGGTTAAGGCAAAAATCGACGGACATGTCTACACAGTCCGCAAATTAGGCGCGGGCACGCAGCTGGATATTCAGCGGAAGACCACAAAAATGAGCACGATATCAAAAAATGCTTTCAATCTAAAAAGTCGATTTGAGGCGGCAAAAAAGACTAAAGGCGGCGATACCAAAGAAACGCTGGCAATGGTCGATGAGTTAGACAAATTGATGGTCGAGATGAATGACACGCAAGAATCATTAGCGCGGAGCTGGATGAAACTATTTGACGACGGCACTGATGATCAGAGATTCACAAAAGAACTACTGGAAAAATACGGTACAGCCGGACTGCAAAAACTAAATGCTCGAGCGTTCGGTTCTGGCAATGAAGCTGAGGAGGAATCCGATGATTAACCTGCTGGATTTGATGTCTGAAGAAGACAAGAGCAAGGCGCTGGCTCGCTTTAAGCGGCGCATGGAGCGTTCTGACAAGTTTGATAACCGTATTTCAAACGAAGTCTATATTGTCGCCGAGTTTGGCTATTATTTCGGCTGGGAGGGTATCAGGGCGATTCGTAATGACGAAATTGCGCTAGCAGAGGCTAACGCCTTGCTGGAGGGTGCACGCAAAGTTTGGTATGCAAAGCTGGTCGAGCAGGCTCGCGCCGGTCAAATCAGCACTGGCAGCGTCTTCTCAAAACACCCGAACGATTCGTTCAAAAAGGGCATCAAGCCTTTCGCCAAGAGGAGTGAACCGTAGCCATGGCGATGGGCGGCAATACCACCGTTGGCAAAATTAGCTATATCGTCGATGTCAACACTGATGACCTTGACAAGGGCTTGGATAGGGCTGAGAAAAAGGTCAATTCGTCCGGCGGTAAGGTAGGCGGTGGTTTTGCTGCTATTGGAAAAGCAGCGGCAGTTGGATTGGCTGCGGCTGGTACTGCTGTTGCCGGATTGGCGACGGCAGCAGTTAAGGGCTACGCAGATTATGAGCAGTTAGCCGGCGGTGTGGAGACGCTGTTCAAGCAGTCGAGCGATACGGTATTGGAATATGCCAATAACGCCTACAAGACAGCTGGACTGTCGGCGAATCAGTATATGGACACAGTAACCAGCTTCTCGGCGTCGCTGTTGCAAGGACTTGGCGGCAATACTGAGGCGGCCGCTAAATATGCCGACATGGCAGTGACCGACATGGCTGACAACGCCAATAAGATGGGCACAAGTATGTCGATGATCCAGGACGCTTACCAGGGCTTCGCGAAAGACAACTATACCATGCTCGACAACCTCAAGCTGGGGTATGGTGGTACGCAGAGCGAGATGGCGCGCCTTATCAACGACAGCGGTGTGATGGGCGATTCATTCAAAGCCACAGCAGAGAATGTCAAGGATATTCCGTTCGATAAGCTGATTGAGGGTATCCATAAAACGCAGGAGCGTATGGGTATTACCGGCACGACCGCCAAGGAAGCCAGCGAGACCATCAGTGGCAGCTTTACGACGATGAAGTCGGCGTGGGATAACCTGGTCGCCGGCATCAGCAACGAAGATTTGGATTTTGACAAACTGATTGATAACTTCGTGCAATCGATTGGCACGTTCGGCAAGAATGTTATACCAACGTTCAGAAGTGCACTGGGCGGTATCATTATGCTGGTTGAAGAGTTAGCGCCGCTACTCATTGAGCAAATCCCGATATTGTTTAATGAGCTGTTTCCGAGCATATTATCGTCGGCTGTACAGCTGGTGTTGCAGATTGTGCAAATATTGCCGCAGTTAATCCAGACGATACTTGACGCGTTGGTTCAGGTGCTGCCAACACTGCTACAGGCGCTAGTGAAGTTTTTGCCGCAACTATTGGTTGCTATCGCAAATTTGGTGCTAACAATCGTGCAAGAGCTGACGAAGCCAGAGACGCTGACGCTGCTGCTCAATGGCGCGATTCAATTATTCCTAGCAATCGTGCAGGCATGGCCGCAAATTATGGAGGCACTGGTTCAGGTTATGCCGACACTTATAAATAATCTGGTTACGTTCCTGACCGACCCGACAAACATTAAAATGCTGATTAAGGCGTCAATCCAACTGTTTTTAGCACTGGTGAAAGCCGTGCCACAAATTATCGGTGCGCTGTTCGGTGCGTTCGGCAATCTGATAGGCAATCTGTGGAATAGGCTGGCCGGACTGTTCGGCAGCTTTGCCGGCAACTTCGGGCGAGCTGTTGGGCAGGTATTTAAGAATGCCATTAACGGCGTGCTCGGATTTATCGAGGGCTTTATCAACGGCCCGATTGACCTCATCAACGGCGCTATCGGTGCTATCAATAAGATTCCGGGCGTCAATATTGGCAGGCTGGGGCGCGTGCATATTCCGCGCATGTACACTGGTGGTATCGTCGAGCCGGGCGGGCGCATCATTCGCGCGGGTGATGGCGGCGAGGACGAGTGGGTCGTACCAGAAAGTAAAATGGCGAGCTTGGTTGATAAAATCGGCGGTAGTGCTGGGCAGAATATCACCATCAATATCAGCGGCGTATTTGCCACAAGCCCAGCTGAGCAGCGCAAGGTTGCACAGCAGATTGCCGATCAATTAGAGATTATAAATCGCTCAAGAATGGGCGCTGGAGGTGTAATATGAGCCTTATTTTGAAGCTAACCGACGCTCAAGATTCGGTGGTGTATGATTTGCTGGAAGTGCCGTTTACTGAAAAGGTTGTTGACGGCGGCATGAAGACGATCGAAACGGCTGACGGCAATGTGAGCACGTATTTTGGCTTTTACAAGCGAATTTGGGAACACCAGTGGGCGTACATGTCGGCTGATGAATATAAGAGGCTGCGTGGATTCTACGACCGGCAATTCACTAACTACAAGTACCCGCTTATGACTGTAACTGGACCAAACCTGGCTGTGAAAAACATGCCAGTGCAGATGTCGATTGGCGACAAAAATACCATTAGCAATTGCGGTATGGTTCAAAGCGTAAAGATAACCTTGCGCGAAACTAGGCAGATGGGAGGTTAGCGTTATGCAGGTTACGACCGACAGATTTCACCAGCTGGCACGCGGCGAGGTTGTACCGCTTGACTGGAAGGCTAGCATGTCATTTACGAAAAAGCGGCGCACTGATTTGCAATGGTTCACGCTCAATCAATCGAAATTAAACGGCGCTGATTTGCTGGCGACGCAAGACAATAATCCGACGCAGGCGTGGGACGCTTATGAGTGTGCCGACATTACCGACCGAGTGATTGATATGGGGTTCGAGCGAAGCGTTGAGTTTCCATACAACGTACAATCGAGCGTCGCTGATATCACGCTGAATAACTACGATGGATATTTAAGTTACTCAAACGAAGATAACGCGCCGTCACCTGTTGCCAAACATATGTTGCCCCGCCGTCCATTGCGCCTATACATGGGATTCAAGTCGGAAGAGAAGCTGCCGGTGTTTGTCGGCATGACGCAATCGATGCCGTCATACAGCGACGACACGTTGCAGGTTCGTTGGACAGCCCTGGATTTTTTGAGTGAGATTGCCGAATCAGAATTGCGGTCAACCATCAAGCTGCGCGATGTAACCACCGATAAGGTGATTGCCGTGATATTGCAACAATATGGTATGACGCCTGATCAATGTAAGCTAGCTGTCGGACAAAATAAAATCCCGTTCGTGATATTTAACAAGGGCGAGAAAGCCGGCGACGCCTTGCGCAAATTAGTGCAGGCTGAGAATGGTGCATTGTGGTTAGACGAGCAGGGCATAGTACGTTTTACAACACGCTCTGGCGTGATTGGCAAACAGCCGGTGATGATATTAAACGATTCAAATATCATCAGTATTAAGCCGAGCCGTGCGGGTGGAATTATTAACCACGTTAAGATAAAATCTGAGGTTCGTGCTGTTCAGAAACTACAGCCAATATTTTCTAACGAAAATGAAAACGGCTGGAAAAACAGCGCTGACGAGGATAAGTGGCGTGTGCCGGCGAAAGGGCGGCTAGAAGTTTGGTTGTCGTTAAGCGACCCGGCATGGCGCGCTGATAGTCTAATCTTTAATGGCGTGAAAACATCATCATGGTTTACGGCTCGCAACTTGAGCGGCATGCCAGTACCTATCAACGTAACAGCGACTGGCGAGCTGTTTCAGGATTCGTACAAAGTAACGTTCATCAACACAAATACGGGCGCGCTGAGCATCGAAGCGATTGAATTGTGGGGCGAGCCAGCCAAAGTTGTCGATACTATCGACTATGAAGCATACGATAGCGACAGCCGCAAAAAATACGGCGATATGTTGCTGAATATTTCTGATAATAATTTCTTTGGGTCGTATCGCAACTGCGACCTGTTGGCAACCGACATTTTAAGTAAGCAAAGCGAGTACTCGCCGAATATTGAGGTTAATTTGAAAGGTGACCCGAGCTTGCAGTTGGGCGATATAGTCGAGGTTGATTATAAATATCCGGGAACGTACCTCGTCACAGCAATCAGTATGAAAATGAGCAGCGGGCTACTGGAGACGACGATTAAGGCGCGCCGGCAGAAAGTATACCGCCCATTCATATTAGACGAATCTAAATTAGACAGTACAGACGTGCTGGGCTAGGAGTTTTATTATGGCGATTGTGAAAAACGTGGAATTTCAAGGCAGTAAAGTTATCAGCACAAATAACGGCGATATTTCTATCAATCAAGGTACTGGCGAGCTATTGATACGCAAAAACGGCGTGGTACTGACGCGAGTAACCTCGCAAGGATTTATCTACAGCGAACCTGACGGCACGCGGCGTATTTTGATTGGCTCGCACCCGAAAGACGGGCACGTCATCGAAGCGATCAGCGACCCAGGCGTTGACGTCATTCAGGAGCTAAGCAGGTGATATTTAATTCTGACTATCCGGAGGTCTATATAGCCAAAACGTTCAGTGCTCGAGTGACTACCGTTGATCAGGGGTGGAGAATTCATGTAGGGGAAGCTAGAGTACCGCACAGCTTGCCGTTTAAGCCGCTCATTCGCGGCATTTGGAGTACCGACCCTAATTTCTCGTGGGCAAACGACCTCGACGCATTTTCAAGGGGTGGGTTCGGGAATAGTCCAGACATTTCGTTAGACACGTATTTAAGCCGTGATTCAGATCTGTTCTTTAGAGGAAGCAGCATTGATAAATCAGTGACATTTTACATTAAGGGCATACTTATCGCACCGCCAAATTACACTGGCGACACTGCCGAGTTCGATACACTCGGTGCATACAAATTTAATTCAGACAAACGGTACAATAAACTGTTCGCGTCTGGCGAATTGCCAATCGGCGGTGGCGCAGTAAATCATAACCTGGGATATCTGCCGATTTGCTGGGTGTTTGAAAAGAGACAATACGGCTCACTGGCCATCAACAAAACGATGATTACAGAGCAGCAGCTGATTGTACAGACGCCAAACGGCGTAACAGATAATGGATTTTACTACTTTATTTTTAAGGATGGATACGATGACAAGGGTTAGTCAATTCATTAAAAACTCTGATTGTGACGCAAGCTTCCAACAGCAGGTAATGTCTTCCCATATAAATCTGCCAAATTCGCCAGTTTATAGCCATCAATCCTTCAAGGCAAGTATAAGCGTACCGCCTGGAGCGTATGTTTCCGATGTGATAGCTAAAACCGACAGAGCGACGGTATGGAATTCTGGCACGACCAGTGTATTACATGATGGAGGAGATGCTGTTGGTTCGGTGTCGCTGTATGGTTACGTGTATCGAGCAAGCCCGTCTACATATGAGGTTGAGGTGCATGTGCTGGTGTTTGGTGGCGGGACAAGCGCTGGACCACCGCCTGCGTCATATGTCGATTTTAAGTGCGTATTATCTGAGCTGCCAGTTTAATTGCCACACCAGCGAAAATCATAATGAATGGCAAGATGAGCAACACAGAAGTATCAGCAAAAGAGTTTGGCGCCCTACAGGCAAATGTCGAGCATATTAAAGACACTATAGACAGACATACAGTCATGCTTGAGCGGATGGAGGACATCCTAAGCGGAAATGTTTCGCGAATAGAGCTCGATAGGTATAAGAAAGAGCATGAAGACGAGGCTCGACAGTTATATATTCAGCGTAGCGAGATAGAGAGCTTATTGAGTTTTTGGAGACTGATCACAAGTAATTTAGCCAAATTATTCGCAGTAGCACTGGTGGCGTTCGCTGTGTATCTGACAGGCGTAATAGTCCAGCAAAGTCAAGAGGTGACGTCGTTGAAAGCCGATTTTCAGCATCTAGAGGTCAAGAAATGATCACCACACTAATATCCCTCATTACAATCTCGCTCATTCTCTACCTGATTTTTCGTAATAACAATGATCAAGGAGGTCAAATATGAAACTAGAAAAGAAAACTACACGACAGCTGTCAATCGCGGTTGGTTTGCTGTCATTCGGCGCGTTCATCATCCAGGGACTTGGTGATATCTGGGGCTTTGCAGCAGTGGCGAAACAGCTTACCGCAACTGCCCTATTAGTCGCAGGTGGCGTGAATATGTACTTCTCAGGTGTTACCAGCGAGAAGAACAGGCAGGACAAAAAGATGGCTCAGGAGCTCCGAGCTAAAGAGGTGGAGAAATGAAAAAAGTAACTTCAAATCTGAAAAACTTTATCATCAATCGGATAGACGTGTTGATAGTCGCAAGCGTTATCATCATATCATCTGTGTTTTTAATCATAGGCAAGCCCTCAGAGGACGGCAGTATCACTCTTGACGGCTCAAAAGCCAAGTACTCTAAAGCCACTGAAAAGGCCTTGTGCGAGCTAGCCAAAAAGCGTGAAACAGCGATTGCTGGCATCATGGGGCTAGATGTGCCACAAGATTCTGGCTCGGGCTGTGAAGCACCTGATAAAGAATTGGCGCAGATGGGGTCTAACGTCTATTACAAGACTGACCTTTCCAGCCCTGCGGCGTTCGTCAACGCGATGAATGGTCGCGGTTTTAACGAGGGTTACGGCATGCAATGCGTGGCGGGCTTTAAGCAGTTTATGTTTAGCTTGAGCGGACGTGTCGTAGCTACACGGACAGGCGGTGCAAGTGGCTATGCTAACCAAGTTGGCGAGATTCAAGCGCTCGGCTTTACATGGCACTCTGGACAAGCTGGCATGAAGGACGGAGACTGGGCAATCTTCGGTGGCGGGACGTACGGACACGTCGCTATGTACTATCAGGGCAAGTTCTTCGGTCAAAACCAAGGATCTGGCAACATCTACGTCGGTAACGCCTTTAATCTGATGGATCTTGGTGGCTACCGTAACTCGATTATCGGCTACTACCGACCTAACATTTGGAGCGGCACCGCTAACGCACCAGCAGCTCCAGCAGCCAGCTCAAAAGCGTTGAACGATCAAGTGGTAGCCGATGTATTGAGAGGCGTGTACGGCAGCGGTAATGATCGCGTATCACGGCTACAAGCCGCTGGTTATAATCCAGCCGAAGTTCAAGCAGCTGTCAACTCACACGTCGCAGCTCAAGCACCACGAGTGAGTGCACTAGTGACGACAGGCTACGCTCAGCGAAGTGTTGGTGGTTACGTTGTGCGTCGCGGTGATACGCTTGGCGATATCGTGCTAAGGAATGGCTGGCATGGTACGAGTGGACTATTCGGTAATTCTGGTTATACACAGAGACTGGCTGAGCGAAACGGGATTGCCAACCGTGGATTGATCTATCCAGGTCAGAGGATAAACCCATGAACTTGCAGAAAATAACCATCACCAAATCCAGCTTGTATTTTCGCGAGTGCAAAGCCTGTGGTTGCGTGACGCTGCATGTCGGCAAGACTACGCCGCAGATGCCAGCAGGCTCGACATATAATGATTGCTTGCAGTGCCTGGTTGACGCACACAGCATACCAGGCTTGAGCAGATGGAATGACCCGAAAACAGGCAAATTGTTGACTGAGCCACGAGGCAAGACGCCGCCAGTATCAAGAGGTTGAGTTGTTCGGAATTTCCGAACAGTTGGAGACCGCCTCGATGGGGTCTGGGGCGGTTTTTAGTGCTGCCACACCACCAACACTCATAATCCATAGCATGGATAGACTTTACATAAATCGCGTGGCGATTTGGCAACCAAAAACTCTTGACGAGCTGTCTGTTAGAGCGTCGCCAGCAGGACGGTTCTACTACGAGAACGGCATCGGCAAAACCTCTGACAAGCCAATGTTTCGGTATGCGAAAAATTACACAATCGGCGAGCCTGACGATGAGCATGCTGTCAAGTTTTGCCTATTTATTATGACGTTTTCTGATGCCGCTGAAGCTATTGAGCAATTCCTTGATTCAGTAGCTGAAAAGATAGATACTGACTTTGCTCAGAAAGTTATCACGATGTCTACAATGTCTAACTTTGAATATATTGATGAATACTACGGAGGTAATGAGTAATGGCAATATTAACGTTACCGCACCCAAATATTGATTTTGTGCCTCTTGATATATTGACGGCTGCTGAACAAAACCAGCTGGTTGCAAACATAAATGCCTTAGCAATATTCACAAACGGACTGGCTGACGGCGCAAATTTATCGCCAGCAGTCCGCGGTGATTATTCGACATCGGAGGTAGACACGGGGCGAAAGTGGGTAGACGGTCGGTCGGTCTATCAAAAGACGATTCAGGGTGTTGTAGATCTACAGGCGGGCTCTTCTGCTCAAATACCGCACGGTATCATAGGATTGACTGATAACCGAGTGTTTGTCGACTACCAAGCTTCTCTGTCGTTAGGATCCACCACAGACCCAGCGTCTGAAGTATTGCCACGCGTTGAACATCAACATCAGGCTGGCATCCAGCACCTCGGTAAGACCCATCTAGTCGCCTCTGGTAGTTGGCCGTGGGGCAGTTCTAGATATATTATCACCCTCTGGTATGTGAAGTAGCTCGCCGTATACGCGGCTTGAGTCCGCCGTATGTCGTGGTAGGACTATACCGTGTAATATTTAGCGAGTTTTCCACAGGTTTAATAGATTTGATGAAAAATGTCGAAAAATCTCTGACTTTTTTTGGCAAAACGTGTTGACATACGGCAACACGTTTGCTATACTAAAGACATGGTTGAGGGGCAACCAAGCAACAGTTAACAATTCGGCGGCAGAAGAAAGGTCATAAAAATGCTTAAAACATCGTTACAACTTTTCAGACTTAAAATAACCATAAAGCTTGAGTTGATTAAGAAAACTAAAGCTAGAAAATAATCGGTCGATAAAATCAAACACTAAAAAATAAACAGCCCCTCAACCACCGCCGCCAAGAAAGGAAAACTACAATGGCAACATTTACAGCACAATATTGGCTAGGCAGCGCGCACAACAGCACGGAGTTTGAGGCAGACGAGCGGTTGCGCGACGATAGCGAGCAGCTTGAGGAAATCGCTCGCCGAGAGCTAAGACTCAAATTTGGGCGCAATACAGCAAATCGGGCTGAGTTCACTGGTATCTATATTGAACTAGACCGCGATGCTATCGCTAACCAGATTAGGGTAGAGTTAGACAAACTGAGCGAACAGGGCTACAACACTAATCTGTGGAGCATTGAGGCGACAGTAGAAGATGCAATCCGACAGTTTGAGGAGACTGGCAACAGTGTGGCTGAAATCCGCTACGACGGCTTGAAATATTTTACCGTCAATGCTATTTATTAAATGTTAAACAGCCCCGCCCGAGGCGTCGTATCGGGCAGAAAGGTAAAACTTGAAAACTAAACATATACATATAAAAGTTTCAGAGGGTGATCACGATATGATCACCAAGCGTGCTGCCGAGTTGAATATGACGGTTAGCGAATATATACGACGACTGGTTGTTGCTGACGTTGCTGTTGCGAAGTCTAATAAATAGTGATAAACTGCAAACGCATGGTTTAAGCATCCATGTGACCTTTCCGTCCCCTGAAAAATGGGGGCGGTTTTTGATTGACTAGGTGGTCGCAATTTGCTATATTAATAGAGAACAACAATCGAGCAAGGGAGACCTCAGTAAAACAGTAATGTTTTTTGCTGGGGTTTTCTCTTTTTGGCCTCAAACTTATATCAAAAATAAGTGAGGGTAATATGTTCGTTGTAGATAATAAACGAATTGCTACGATGCGTAAACACCTCGGCAAAGCGTCAGAGCTAATCAAAGATGACGCGTATTTACCAATGTTTCGCAATCGACAAAAGAACTATAAACAAGAGTTCGACGAATCAGTTGAAGTGGCAAAAACTAAACGCGACCCTGAGCGGTACCTCGCGTCAGTTTGGTCGCTAAAAAATCTGGAGCAGTCGCTACTGTGGATGCGCAGCCGAATCGCCAGAGCGATCAACGAACTGGCGCGGCAGCGGCAAGAGAAGAAACAACGGAAAATGGAGGAAAGAGCCAGACGAGATATGAATTATAACGGTAGAGCGAAGATGTCGCAGATGTATAGCGATATGGGTATTTGTCTAAAAAGCTAGCTTGGCTTAAAAAATGGAGGGTAGCGCCTGGAGAGATCTAGCGGCGTGATTTTTGCATGTCTGCCGCTAGGTATTAGACAACCAATAACGCTATTTGTAAAGCAGATAATGCCAGCTGGCACAAATTAGGCGAATAATTTTGTCTAAAAAGCTAGCTTGGCTTAAAAAATGGAGGGTATAATGGGTGATTTTTCATAATGATTAACCAAAAACGGTCTATATAGACTTGGAATAAATATTCCAATGGTTATAACGATCTATATAGACACGTTGAGATATTTAGGAGTTTTACGATGAAAACAAAACGAACGCCAGCAGAGAATCAGTTGCGAGCTTACCTGAAGTGGTGCGTAAATGTGAAACAGTTAACCTCCTCGACCATGGCGACAAAACGCAGCGTACTGGGCAGATTTATTGTTCAAACAGGTATTGAAGACATGTCGGAACTGACAAACAAAAAGTTAAATTGGTGGATCGAGAAAAAGGCGCTAGGGTATTTTGGCACTGCGTGCAACTCGTCAACATTACGAACCAACGTCGCTACAATCATGGCGTGGATAGTGTGGTTACGTGATATGAACTACCCGATGAGAATTAAAACGCGGATGGTGGTGAAGCCAAAGCCCGTTCCATGTCGTCGAAAATGGTACACGTCTGAGCAGATTGCGATGGTGCTAAATGAATGCGATGACCTACTTACCGAGGTGATGATCCGCGTACTTTTCGACACAGGAATGCGTGCACAGGAGTTCGCGAACTTACGCCTGAGCGACTTGAATGGCCGCACGATTTATACAGTGGGCAAAGGACGAAAGGATGGCTGGGTGTACATTTCTGACACAACACGCGAGCGGTTAGACGCGTGGATCAGGGCGGCTGGCGTGATAGATTATATGTGGATTAAAACTACAAGGCGTAATTACTTTGAGCCGTTGACCGTCGACGGTATCCGCAAGAAGATACAGCGGCAATTTCGAGAGGCAGGACTAGAGGGGTTCCAGCTACACGAACTACGCCATAGTTTCGCCACTGACGTGCGCAAGCGTGGTGCTGACGTCGATGTGGTGCGGAGATTATTACGGCATTCGAGCCTACAGGTAACGCAGCGGTATCTGCATAACTTGGACGGCGATATGTGCGAGATTTGGGACGAGATAAAAAACTATGAATTGGCAGCAAATGCACATGCTAGTACGGCTTGTATAAGGGGCGAGATCGTGAATGTTTAGCTGACGTATTGACAAAATGCTTTAGGTTTGCTACAATGAAATCATCAAGGTAAGGACAGCAAGGATTGCCGCCACGAACCTTTCACTTTAACAATCTGGAAAATTACGATTTACGGAGTAATTAACAGATTGTTTCTATAGTATACTAGAACTATGGAGGAGCCTACCGAGCGACCAGTCAATCAGGTCAACAAAATCAAGAAACCCCACTTCTTGCGTCGACATCTTATCTTGGTAATTTGTATACCTACTCTAATTATCGCCTCCGTACTATTTGTAGTTATCGCCGATCACCGCGAGAGAGTGACATCAGAATCACGCAAGGTCGCACTACAAAAAGAACTGACAGCAATCGATGAACGGGCTAAGGCTGTAGTAAAAGAAAAGAAACTTGCCGCCCAACGAGCTGAAGCAGAGGCTCGAGCAAGGGCAGAGAAGGATGCCGCCGAAACCAAGAAAAAAGCAGCCGCCAAGCCAGCGGGAACCGCACCAGCAACTCCTAAATGTGACGTTACAAATCCATCATCGATAACCGCTGTCCTCAATAAAAAACACTGTTTCTCACCGATAGACTGGGCGCCAACCGACTTAGTAACTATCAAAGGCTATCCTCTTCGCCGCGAGGCTGCCAGCCAACTACAGGCCTTGATGAACGCCGCCCAAGCCGAAGGCTTACAAATCGATATATCAAGCGCCTATCGTTCCTACGCCGACCAGCAATCCACCTATCGATACTGGGTCAATGCCAACGGTAGTCAGGCGGCCGCCGATACAATATCAGCACGACCAGGCTACAGCGAGCATCAGACGGGCTTAGTTGTCGATCTGAAAGTAGGCTCATGCTACCTCGAGTGTTTTGGCTCAACCGCCCAATACACCTGGCTCACTCAACACGCGGCTGACTATGGCTTTATTCGACGATATCCCGACGGAATGACCAGCATAACTGGCTACAGTCCAGAGTCATGGCATTGGCGCTATGTCGGCGTCACTGTTGCCAAAGACATGAAGGCAAAAGGTGTCGAAACCATGGAAAAGTACTTTGGTATAAGTGGCGGTGATTATCAATAGACATACATTTTATCTATTTTTCACGATATTTCACAAAGATTTCTAGACTTGACCAGCTACCGATGCGCCACGGTATCATAGATATAGGTTATGGTTGTACTCCAATTTGTTGGTTTCCACAGCCAAGCCATCTAACGCACTAGGCTCTGGGAGTAACCAGAACCTCTGAAATCACGACCTCTGGCATACGCTGTACTCTGCATAAAGTGGGGCAGGACCGCGGCCATAGTCGTTCATACTCCACCACTTTAAATCAAAAAATAAACTAGCAAGCCAAATGTCAATACAAGAGGCGAGCTGCACCATAGGAGAGTATGCTATGATAACTAACCAAATTAACAGTCCTGTTTCTATCACCGCAATCGACTTTGGTCAAGATATGGAGGCAATCCCAAAACGCATGGAATGGGGTGGTCGAACCTATCAATTTATTGATCGCGGTATCCGAGTCGTCGCACGACGTGGCGAGCGAGTGAGTAGCACTGTCACGATGAGTGACGGCGAACAAAGCTTTTGTTTGCGTCATCACAGTGGCGTCTGGACGCTCCTAAGCGTCTGCTAATAGGAGCCAAACAGGACGAAAAGCCCCCTAGACAAAACTAGAGGGCGTTTTTCGTAGCTCTATCAAAAACACCGCAGAGGTTGCGGTGTTTTTATTACTAGTAGATAAACTTACCAAATGTACCGGGGCTAACAGTTCGCTTGTTGTAGCTTCCTTGTTTATAGTTCCAGCCCATTTCAGAAACGACGTAAGTTCCATCCGGATTGACTGATTCGACATAAGCAACATGACCATTGGTGACCGCGACTGCTCCTGCCTGAGGCGCTGAGCCAGTTGCCTTACCAGCCGCCTGTGCCGATCCGATCCAGTTATAGCCGGCATTTCCATAGACTGCAACATCTGGACGGCGTGAGTGGACATAGTCTGTACACCACATACCATTGCCAACATAACGACTATTTGAGCTTGTCGGTGCTGACGAATAACTACGCGTCGTGTATGTCGTCGCAGTTTGCGCGACAACCTTTGTAACAGCCGGCCGTGGCGCAGGCGCAGGAGGCGTCATAAACGCGCTGGCCGCGGCCTGAAGCTTGTCGTACTTGTCAATGAGCTGTTCTTTGCCAGGCGTGACTTTGATCACTTGACCTGGTTCGACAAGGTTTGCGTTAGTGATGCTGTTTTCAGCCATCACTGCTTCAACCGTCGTGTGATGCGCCTTGGCAATAGCAGTTAGCGTGTCGCCGGCGTTTACCGTCACATCAACTTTCGTGTTAGCGTTAGTATTTGTGTGAGCTTGGCTATCTTTGCCAGGCTCCAGGGTTTGTTTGGTGTCTGTGGCGTAAGCATTGTGTCCGCCAAATACGGTGAGGGCAAGCGCAAAGGCGACCACCGTCACTGTCTTGTTGAAACGCATGTTTTCTCCCGAGTCTATCAGCTCGTAGCCGACGTACGACTCTTACATTTACCAACCCCCACGGCTAGGTTTAATTTCGATTACACGTGGATTTTGTGCCTGAAAATCCTCCCGAGATTGTCTACGGTTTTCAAGAGACACAAAGTCGATGATATCGCAGGATAGCGTTTCGGTCAATAATTAACACGCTAGTGCTAGCGCCACCAGATGAAAATACGTAGTAAAAATATCAACGAATTTAGCTTTTTAAAATCATTCTGTGCACCAGAAAATCTTGCATAAACCGCCAAAATCTGGTAATATGCCATAGATATTTACATCAAGGTTGGGAGGTCTAACGACCGTTTGTACCACAGAAAGGATTCTACTATGGCAAAAAAAGCCGAGCTGCTTGAAAAAGCAGCTGAACTGAAGCTAGAAGTTTCAGAAAAAAATACTATCGCTGAGATCGAAGAGGCTATCGCTCAGGCCGAAAGACACGAAGTCCGCGAGGCAGTCGTCGCAAAAGCCGGTAAGCGTTCTCAAAAATCTCTTGACGAAGCCGAGGAGAAGGCCAAAAAAGAAGCTCGCAAAGAGGCCGGTGATACCACCCCGCAAGGTGACGCAGTTGCGCATGAGAAAAAAGGTCCTGCACCAAAAGTTCGTCCACTGATTGAACGCCGCGGCAAGAACTACCGCAAAGTTGCCGAGAAAATTGACAGCACAAAGGTATATAACCTTGCTGACGCATTGGCACTTGCTATTGAAACAAATCCAGCAAAATTTGATGCTAGCGTTGAGGTGCACGTTCGCCTCGGTGTTGATCCCCGTCAGGCCGACCAAAATATCCGCGCGACCGTAGCACTGCCAAACGGCACGGGTAAGGATATCCGGGTTGCAGTGTTTGCCCCAGAAGCCGAGACCGCAAAAGCCGTAAAAGCTGGCGCAGATATCGCAGGAGATGAAGAAATCCTAAGACTCCTCGATAAAGGTGAGTTAAACTTTGATATCCTAATTGCAACTCCAGCTTATATGCCAAAACTCGGCAAATACGCGCGTCTGCTCGGGCCAAAGGGCCTCATGCCAAACCCAAAGAGTGGTACAGTTGCCGCTGATGTTGTAAAGGCTGTTTCTGAGGCAAAAGCCGGTAGGGTTGAATACCGAGTTGACAAACAGGCAACAATCCATCTTTCAATCGGCAAGGTAAGCTTTGGTGTGGACAAGCTAAAGGAAAACGCATCGGCCTTCTTTGCCAGCCTTCAAAGCCAAAAACCATCAAGCCTAAAGGGTAGCTATATCAAGTCGACTGCAATCGCAACCACGATGGGTCCTGGAATCAAGGTAGAAAACCAAGTCGGCTAACGACTACTTTTACTATCACAAAAAACAACCACCCAGGTGGTTGTTTTTAATTTCTTCGTTAGCACTAGAATTATAGTCTCGTCTCTGTTATTATTTATATAGTGAAACGACCCCTTTTTAGTTTTGGCCCAATAAATCGAACACGCAAAGCGGAACGTGATTACGTAAACTACCGTCGAAACAAAAATATAGACTGTGATTTCTGCAATTTCAATGACTCATCAGACGTACTCATCAAAGAGTATTCGTTGTTTTGGCATGTAATCAATAAATTCGGCTATGCGACCTGGGATGGCTACTGCGTCCGCGAACATTCAATGATCGTACCGAAACGGCACGTAGTGTCTATCAGCGAGTTCACGCCCGAAGAATCACAAGAGTATATCGCGCTGATTTCAAAATTTGAAAAAGAAGGCAACAGCATATACTCGCGTTCAGACAAACAGGTAACAAAATCTATTCCGCACCAGCACACACACCTTATTCAACTAGAAGACAAACAAGTACGATCCCTCATCTACAATCATTCACCACACATTCTCACATTTCGCTAGTATTCATCGTTTGAGTAGACACACACGTCCTCGCGAAACGGAATCCCGATCGAAATCATCTCAAAAATAGACGGCGTGATAGCAAATAAGCGTTCTTTTTTTAGAAGCTCGTCAAGAGGCATCCATTCACTATACCCACCAGACCACTCCTGAGGTGCCACTAGTCGGTCAAGCTCAGCAACCATGAGGGCAAATATCTTGTCTTCAAGAACAGTATTTCGATGATTAACGTCAATCACGCGGTATGAGCCAGCAACGCGAAACTTTGCGTCAATTCCAGTCTGCTTTTTGAGTTCACGGGCAGCCGACTCAGCTAGCGGTACGCCTCGAAGTACTGGAGCGCTCGCAATACCCCAGTAACCGTTAAACGGCTCTCGATCGCGTCGGTGAGCAAGAACATATTTTCCGCATCGCACCACCATAAGCATCGATGATTTGGGCTGCTCAATTTCACGCCCAGTGCCCTTATCCAGACGACTTGCAAAAGCCTTACCTTCGGTAGTCAATTCATACAGCCCGTCATCAGCTTTCAGGATATAGCCTAGCCTCACCAGCTTATGGATATGAAACTTGAAGGTATCGCTCTCCATCTTTGCAGAGCGCATCAACTCTGAATACCGCGCCCGTGTCGCATATTGAAGTGTATAAAGCACCGCTGTTTGCGCTTTGTGGAGCTTTTGTGTTGATTCCATATAATAATTTTAGCACAAAGTCTAGGGTATAAAATCGCCCTATTATAAGCAAATTATGCTATATATAATCAATATATCGTCAACAATGAATAGGGGGATAAAATAATGAAAGAAACATTACGACCGAGCCATGAGGATCAGTATCTCGATCTAGCCGAGAGTATATTGCTCGACGGAGAAACGAGGGACGATCGCACCGGTGTTGGGACTAGAGAGCTATTTGGCGTGCAGATGAAATACGACCTACGCCAGGGATTTCCGGCGCTTACGACCAGAAAGGTGCCGTTTGGCACTGTCGCTTCTGAACTAGCCTGGATGCTTCATGGCGACACAAACCTCCGCTACCTAACTGAGCACAAAAACCACATCTGGGACGAATGGCCGTTTGTATCATATTTACGCCGGACAAACCAAACCGTCCCGAAGCAAGGTTCAGAAGAGTGGAGTACCAAAAAGTCTGCTTATCTAGAAAAAATTCTTAACGATGATCAATTTGCGTCAGAATACGGTGATCTAGGACCAATTTATGGTCACCAATGGCGCGCCTGGGAGGGTTATGACGGTCAACCAATCGATCAGCTGAGAAATGTCCAAGAAGCAATCCGAAACGAGGATCGTAGTATGGGGCGTCGACTAATTGTCAGTGCCTGGAATGCGGCACAAATCGAAGAAATGAGTAAAAGCGGTTTACCACCATGCCACACTCTATTTCAGTTCAACGCATCAGATCAACGCGATCCAGAGACGGGCAAAAAATACCTCGATATGCAGCTCTATCAACGAAGCGCCGATTGGTTCTTGGGCGTACCATTCAATATGGCGCAATATACGATGATGCTGAGTGCCATGGCGCAAACTACCAATCGTACACCGCGCTATTTCACACATACATTTGGCAGTGCGCATATATACAATAATCACATCGATCAGATAAAGGAGCAGTTGTCGCGCCGTAACGAAACCTACCCAGCACCACGACTAGAGCTTAATCCTGAAATCACCGATATCGGTGATTTTGATGCCAAAGATTTCAAGGTTGTCGATTATCAATCGCACCCATCAATTCGTGCACAAATTGCTATTTAGCAATACGAACGTAGGTAACGAAGTCATAAGGATATTTGTTACGGCCATCAGCCTCAAATGATTCGCGAGAACGCTCCTGCCAGTCCTCCCCAAGCGAAGGGAAAAACACCTCCGCCTCGGAGAACACCTGGTCGACTTCCGTCGCATAAACTACGTCAACATCAGATAGCGCTTGCTCGTAGATACTCGCACCGCCAATAATAAACTGATTGCCATGTGCTAACCTATATGCCGAAGCGAGACTATCGACCGCGATTACATCAACCGCATCAAGCGGACGATGCGTCACAACGATATTTTTGCGGCCAGGCAAAGCGCGTCCAATCGATTCAAACGTCTTGCGCCCCATGATTAACGACCCGCCAGCAGTTAGATCCTTGAAATGCCGAAGGTCTGCTGGTAAATCTCGACCCCACAATAGGTCATTATTTGCACCGATACCTCGGGCACGATCATAGGCGACAACGATGCTTTTCATACACTTTATTGTATCAAATAGCGTGATATACTAATGGTAATAACAGGGGGATTTACAATAAAAATGACTTACAGTTCTTTGGGTAGTGCCGTATGAGCGTTTATAGCAATACCGAAATCAAGACAGCGATTCGTGAAGGTACGATTGTAAGCGTTCCGTTTGAGCCAGACCATGTCAGTGAAGCTAGTCTGGACTTTACGTTAGGTTATTATTTTTATAAACAAGAAGTCCGCGAGGATAATCGTATCTATAATCCGTTCGACGAAGAGGACGTTGCCCAGTATTTCAAAGGACCACTAAAAGCCATACCTCATCACGAATGGTGTGAGCAATACGGCTATCGTCCATTCAAAAATATTCCACGTGACCATCCGATAATCGTCCTGCGTCCCGGCGAACGCATTCTGGCGCACACTCATGAATTTATCGGCATCCGTGCCCACGGCGGAGCCGCCGAAGTGCGTGCTCGATCAAGCTGGGGTCGCAATGGCGTGGCAGTTTGTTTCGACGCTGGCTGGGTAGACCCAGGTTACATCAACCGAATTACCCTCGAGATATACAACTTAAACAAGCACGAGAGTGTCGTATTGCCAGTCGGGGAACGAATGGGGCAGCTAGTGTTTCATAAAACTGGTGAGGTTGATGGAGATTACAGTCAGGGTCGAGGAGGCATGAGCGGCAAATATCAATCAACCAACAACCTAGACGAGCTAATTACTAATTGGCGACCTGAAGCCATGCTACCTCGCAACCACAAGGATTTGCGCAGAAAGCCGAAGAAGATCAACGGATTAAGCGAGGGGATACTTTGA